CCCAGGCGCACGGGACGAAGCGTGGCGATGGCCGCCGCAATCGCCACGGTGTCGTCAGTCACGCCGTCACCAATAGCGCCGAACGATTCTGGAGTTACTGAATCGGCAAGGAGATCGGCAAGGGAGCGCCCCGTGGTCGCACCAGCGGGCGTGACGAGTGTGCCGGATCCGTCGAGGCCTGCCAAATTTGGCGTTGGCGGCGCCGCGGCGACGAGGGCGCCGGCAACGAGGCTTAATCCCGCGCCGAGCGTGATTGTCTCCGGGCTGCCGACCGTTGCCGAGACTCGGCCCAGCAATGTGGCGCTTGGGAGGTTGATGGCAGGCTGGGTGCCGGCAAGGAGTTGCGCTCGGGTGACGCTGCGAAGAATGCCGGCCTGGCTTGCGGGCAACTCGTCGGTATCGGCAGCGGCAGTGGCGGGCGTAAGTTGAGCGACCGTGGGCATTAGGGTGCTGCCAAGATTGGATTGCCGTTTTGATCGACGAGAGGCGTCCCGTCTGACGTCAGCAAGCTGTCCTCGATGACGTTTGGCGTCGCGAGTGCGGCCACGGGGAGGAGCACGGAGCGCGCAATGGTTCGTCCGGCTTGGGTTCCGATAGTCAGCGTCACGGTATAGGTTGTCCCAGGTTGACCGCTACTCAGCCAAAGTATAGCCCGGGCGCCATCGGCGGTAGTGGAAGTGAGTGCGAGGTCGCCAGTCGCCGCTGGGACGATGGTGATGTCGAGGGTCGCGATCGCGTCGCCGTCGTTGCCGATCAGGGCGGGTGCAATGTCGAATCGGTAGTCGAGCGTGTCGCCGGGGTCCTTGAGTGGCCAAGACGGGGTCGCGGGGGGCGTCGGGATCGCGCCACGAGGAACGGGCACAAAGGCGTCCAGCGTGACGGTCCGCGCCACGCTAGGAATCCAGGCATGGGAGGCTATCGTTGGCATAGGCCTATCCTAACTCTTTGGCTCAGTAGCGGATGGCAACAAAGTTCTGTGGCGCGGCGGCGACGACGGACACCGCGCCACTCGGTGGATAGGGACAATGGAACGACTGACCCGGTTGCAGCGGCAACGCAGTGCCGCTACCGCTGACTGCGGTTGTCGTGAAATCAAGGTAAAGCACGCCAGTGCCGGTATTGATGATGTCACAGCCTGTTACGACTGCGCCCGCGGGAAATACGGTGACGGCAGTGTTCGCTGTGGCGACAGCAAATGTCGCCGGGCCGCCGTAGGTCACGGCGGTCGGTTTGCTGATAGGGCAAGGGCCGGCGGTGTAGGAACCATCCTGGCTGGGGCAGGCGATAACAATGGTGCCGATGCGGCCGTCTCGACCGGCGTAGGAACTCGCCATAGACTGCGCAGCACAGGCAGTGGGCATAAGGAAAGCGAGAGCCATGAGACTTTTTAGCATATTTAATACTCCACGATGACGATGCCAGAGGCGCCCGCGCCGCCATTTCCGGGGCTTCCATAACAGCCGCCCCCGCCGGACCCAGGTGCGGTGCCGTTCTGTTGGGCGTAGCTTCCGGCGGCCGCAGCGCGGCCCCCACCACCAAAGGCAGACGCCCCACCATTACCTGCAAACATGACGGTCCCCCCGTTGCCGTCGGATCCGTAGCCGCCTGTCATGACGATGGCCCCACCGGCGCCAAATCCGGGTGCACCGCCCGCGGCATAGGCCTGCGCACTTTCGCCACCGGCGCCGCCTGTGGCGGACACATAAGTGCCAAAGCTCGAGGTGCTGCCGGTCCCCCCCAAACCAGAGCTCACGGCGCCCGTCCCTCCAGCCCCCACTGTGACGGGAATGACGGTTCCAGGCGTCACTTGGAGGATTGCCTCGGCATATCCGCCTGCTCCGCCACCGGCGCCACCGAGACCGTTGGCACCGGCACCTGCGCCGCCGCCGCCACCACAAAGACGGACTTTGAGACGATAAACACCGCCCGGCACGGTGAAGGTTGCCGAGTTGTACCAGGTTGCCATGCGTGAGAAGCCCGGCGTCAGGCTGTTCAACTTGAATTGAACGAAAGGCGCCGTCGGTAACGTTGCAATACTAGCCGCGGTGACCTGGGTCTGGCCGTAGTTGACGGTCACGACGTACAGGCCAACCCACCCGCTATCGACCGTCGGCGTCATCTGTGATCCGGCATTGGCGGGAGCGCCGGGCTTGAGTTGCAGTTGGACGCTCTGCAGCCGTTGGGTGTTCTGCGCGACTCCCGTGTTGTCTGGGCCGCTGTACGGCTGTGCGGGGTTTGCCGCGTTATAGTAGGGGAGCACAACCGGCGAAGCGTCGGTCTCTAACAGCGCCGCTTGGATGAGATAGTTGATGGATTGACCGGAGGTCGGGGGCGCGGTGAGCGTAAAGGTCGTGGGTGTGATATTGACGCCCATTTTGATCAGCGGATCCGCGCTATCCGCGGGCAGCGAGCCGAAGGCCGTACTGTCGATGGTGGTGAGCGCTGTGATGCTGCCTGGCCCGACGGTGACGGTGAGGCTAGCGGGAACAGTGGGCGTACAGGCTAGACCATCCACGAGGGAGGCGCCCCCAAGGGTGGCCTGGGCGAGATAGCCCATGGCAACCATGACGTTGCGTTGGAGTGAGAGAAGGTCTGTATCGAGCGGAATGCTGCCGGGAAAGACGATTTGACGGTCCACTGAGGGCTGTCCTTAGTTTGTGATTCGGGTCCAAGCTCGGGCGCCAGTTGGCATGACCGAGGCTATGGCGGCGTAGATGTCGGCGTCGGTAACCTGGCCGGCGGCTGCGGCGAGGCTGGCGCGGGCGAGCGGGCCAGGCGAACCGTAGCCAGCGATGTTGGCAATGCCGACACCCTGGGCACGTCTCGCGCTCACAAAAACTTGGAACGGCAGGCCGAGGCTGCCCCATGCGCCGGCTGCTCCGTAGCCCATTCCGGCGGTCCCGTAGCCAGCGGTATCGCTGACACGAGCTGGCTCGAAGATGACCGGCGCTTTGCCAGTGAGATCGGTGACAATTGACACGATGGCAGCCCGGGTCGCGTGTTCACGCACCAGTTGCTGGTTGACGCGTACACGGAAGGAGTCGTCGGATTCAGTGTTGCGGCGTGGCAAGCGGCTTCCGAAGAAGTCGGTACTCGCACCATCGAGAAATTGACCAGTGGCAGTCGCGATGCGCGATTGGATTTGAACTGCGGCCAGCAGGGCGTAGAGGCTGGACCAAGCCGTGGCGAGCCCAGCGAGCACCGTGTCCAATACCGGCGTTTGGTCAGGGAACCAGCTGGTGGGAAGAACGGCTTTGAGCCGCGTTACGATGTCGGATGGCGTGCCGGTCATGTCAGTTGACCGTGATGGTGCCGGGCAGGACCACGCCCATGGGCGACGGGACCAGGTCGCCACCGCCATTGATCGTTATCGACGCGACGTTCGTGATGTTAGCTGCGGCGGCATAGGCGATAGCGGCCACGCGGGAGAGGGGGAGCGGCGCGCCAATCGGTAGAGCACTGACGTAAGTCTGGAGTGCGCTCGTCACAGCGGCCTGTGATGCTGGCTTATTGCTATCGGACACAGTGATCGTAAGACTGATGGCTGCCGTCAGGACCGCGGGGGGAAGTACAAAGAACTGGGTGCCGACCGGGCGGACAGTATCCACTGCAGACGCGACAGCAGAAAGCAACGCGCTTGGGGGATAGCCGGAGCCGTCATCGATGGTCACGAGGAACGTGCCTGGAGCCGCCGCACCGGATGGGTCGACATTCTCGGTAACGACGTGACTGAGGCCTTGCTGCAGTGAATCGATCGTAAAGGCGACGGCAGCGGGCGTTGCGCGAGACCGGCTGTCGATGAAGTTCGCGAAACGGGCGCGCAGGGCCGCGTCGGGCTCTGCATCTAACCCGCCCTGGGCCTGGTTTGGGTTGGTGACCGCGTCAATGCCTGGAATGGCGGTGGCTAGCATCGAGATGAGCCCAGCCTGGACGTTGCCAGCACCTCCTGGGGTGACCGCCTGGACCGTCAGAGCGATGGAGCTCGCGGCAGCGGCGAGCGTATAGGAGGTGGTCACGGGGACGTAGGCGGGATTGGAAGCGTCTGCCAAAACGGAGAATGTCTGCGTGCCATCGGCTGTTTTGACTTGGGCGCCGACTGGGATGCTGGCGACAAGGCCGGGCGTGATGCGGGAGAAGACAGCCGTAGTCGTGGCGGCCTGCGCAGGCAGACGGGCTAGGGAAAAATCGGCGACCCAGCTGTCGAGGTCGGTACCGGTCGATGTGGAGGCGCGCGTTTGACCGAGGACGAGGACGATGAGCCATTGCAGCCAGAGTGCGACGGATGCGTTGGCCTCGAGAATGGCGCGCATGACGCTGCCGGTGGTGACGTCGATGAGAGCGGTAGCACTCCCCTGCACACTTGCCGCCATATTGCGGACCAGTGTCGTGAAATCCTGAAGCTGAAGCTGCATCGTTGGGGCTCTCGGTTGTGCTTTCTGAGCTGCGCTTCAAGGGTGCGGCTCAGGTGGTGAAGGCGAGGGTCTGGGTGATCGATGTGGCCGCATCCGCATAGCGGACATGGACGTAGATGCTGCCGGTGGGATCCGGTTGAAGTTCGATGATCGGTTCCGGCGTTTGCGCTACGGCGGACTCCTTGAAGATTTGCCCGCGGATCGCGGCTCCAATGGCTGCCGCGGCGCCGGGTTGGCCGACGAAGTTCGCGAGGCCGGCACCATAGTCCAAAGCCCAGATATAGTCGCCAGGATTGGTCAGCAGGCGGCGCAAAACACGCTGTTGGGTTAGGACGGGCACGTCTGCCGTCGCGAGGTCCCCTGTCGGTGAGAAGGCAAGATCGTTACCCCAAAGGTGGGAAATATCTGGCATGAAGCTGGTCCTTGGACTGGCGCTAATCCGGCTGACTGGTCTGGCTGTTTTGCGGGGGGTGCACGTGCGCGTTGTAGTGGCCGCGCAGGCCGCTCATCGGGCCATGAGTGTCATAGACGTCACCGCTGACGTGGAGGTCGCCCTTGATCTGGATGGTTCCGTCATTTTGCAGCTTGATGAAGCTGCCAGAACTATGGACGAGCCAGAATTCGCCGGACGGCGCCGCCGGGGGTGTTGTCTGATCCGACCACGTCGCTGCGATGATAAGGCCGTGTTCAGCGTCCCCCTCCTGTGGGATGACCAACACCTGATCGCCCGGCGACGGAGGACAGACAAGGCCCCATCCATTGCCGACCCAGGGGGTTAGGAGGGGCAGCCAGCCGGTCAGCACGCCCTCTGGCTGCAAGGTCACGCGGGCCGTCGCCGTTGCTGGGTCGACAGAGGTCACGAGGCCGAAGCGGGGGGCACCAGCAGCTTGGTCCTGGTTAGCGCCTTGGCCCTTTAGGGCGTTCAGCAAGCGGTCCATGGGTGATCCTACGGGGTTGCGGCGTCGGCGGGGATTGTCGCGCCGTAGGTGGGATCAGCATTCTTAAGCCGCAGGCGCTGGGTGTAGCCGTGGGCGAGGCTGAAATGCCGGTCGAGTTCGGCGATGTAATAGGTTTGGTCGAAATCGGTGCCGGTGCCGCTGAGGGTGATCTGGCTGCGGCTTGTCAGGGTCAGCTCGCCGGGCAAATCAGCATGGACGATGCGTTCGTGGCTTGAAAGGTCGGCCAGGATGCGTTGGGCGAGTTGCAGCGCGTCGTTTGGCTGCAAGTTCGGGCGCACGACAACGATTCGCTGGGGCGCGCCGCCACGGCTGCCTTTGGCGGTGCTTCGGGCGGTTTGCGTGAAGGCGGCCTGGTGCCTTGTATTCCAGGATTTGACGGTGACTTCGATGTCCCGCGCAAGTGTCAAGGCCTGTTCGAGCGATAGCGTGATGCAATCGCCCGGCGTGAGGAGGAGTGGGGTGGTGGTTTGGCTGCGGGGCTGGAAATATAGAGTCTGACCGGTGACAAAGACGTCGAATCCTTCGCGGGCGGCGAGAAAGCTGAGCAGGTCCCATTCCGTGGTAGCGCGGGAGAATTGACCGAGGGTGATGCGGTCATGCTCGGCGCCGTAATACCGGCCGGCGAGCGTGGTGGTCGCGGTGACAACGGGGGTGAGATTGTGGCGGCCCGCCAGGGTTGTTGCGATTTCGCTGGCGGTCTGGTTGGCGAAGGTTTCCTGCGTGCGGGCGTCGAGTAGGCGGGCTGTGAGGTCGCGGCCGTCGATTTCGATCGTATTGCGGATGGGATCGATATGGATGCTGTCCGCCTGACCCTGGATGAGGCTTGTTGGCAGGCCGCCCAAGCAAATTTGTAAATCCAAGACCGTGTCGGCGTCGAGCAGCGTATCCGCTTGGACGGCGGGCATGGCGGCGCGGAGGCGGAAGCGCCCGGCGGCGAAATGGGCGTTGACGAGCACGTCGAGGTCCATCACCCCGGGAATTGGGGTACCGTTGGCTAGGACGTTCAGCGCCGGGGTGCGGACGCTATTGGCTGGCAATTCCGCCTCCCGCGGCCGGGTTCGGGTCTGGGAGCGTCAGTGTGACGAGACCGGATAGCATGGGGTCTGTGATCGCGTTGAGTTGTGCGATACGGATCCATTGGGTGGCGTCAGCCAACTGGGCGGCGGCAATTTGGAACAGATTGCCGCCGGCGACGGTGATGGTTGTCATGGCGATTCCTATGTGCTGGCGGCGGCGAGATTGCGGGCGGCGCGGGCGGTGTAGGCGCGGGCCACTGTCAGTTGGGCGAGGAGGCCACAGGCGGCGGCCGCGCTCGGCACGTTGTTCGCCTGGATAGCGGGTTCGGCCGTTGCGATCTGCGAGTCCAGGCTGGTGACGGTGGCGTTGAGGGCGGCCGTGGCCGTGATGTACGCGGCAGTCCCCGCGGTGGTTGCGTTTGGCGCACTGGCGGCGAGTGCTGCCGAGGTGGCAAAAATCCCGGCGGTTGCCAGATCATCCGTGATTGACGGGGCCAGCGAGAGTACGCCGGTGACGAGTGCTGCGGCCTCGTCGCGGACGACGGCGCAGGACACGCGGTAGGGGATCCACCAGGGGCTGCGATAGTCGGCCTCAAAACTCTCGATGATGACCGTGTAGAGGAAGGCATCCCATGTGAGCAGAAGCTGCAGGCCGGCGACGCGCAGCGTGTCGAGGATGCGGGCCCGGTCGGCCGCATCCGGGCCGGTGAAGATGCCGGACCAGGCGAGGTCGGCCGGGTCCGGCCCCATGGCGTCGATGATGCGTATGCCGCCGGGCAATTTGTGGATGGCCAGGCGTTGTTTACCGCCGAGGGTGATGCTGCTGGGGATTTCAAAGCCGGCGAAGGCGACGGGGCCGAGGGTCAGGCTGAAATCGGACATTCAGAAGCCTTGTGCTTGGCCGGACCAGAGGGGGGTCTGGCGGGGGTCGGGACCGGTGGGGCCGGCGGGGGGGCGGGCGGCCGGGCGGGCGAGGGTGCTGGTCATCCAGCGGCCGAC